ATCGTCCCAGGTGTCACGTTCGACACGTGCGCAGTAGCAATCGCGGCATCAAGAACCGCGACCAACTCATGCTCAGCATCAGGAAACGACGTGGCATCAATCGTGACGCTCATCTGATGTTCTCCCCACGCTTACCCACCGTGAAGCCGGCAACTGAGGACAGTGCGTGCGTCTTCGCCTCGACCATCAACGGTGGCATCGCGGCAGGGTTCGGGCCACGACCAGCGGGGATGCCCACGGTGACAACTGGGCGGTTCCCCAAACCGTAGGGGCCACCGAAGTCCATGCCCAACCTGTCCGAGAACGTATCCTCCACAATGAGCGACTCCACGTAGTTCTCGGCATGGGCACTCGAGATGGTGGCACGCACATGCGACTCCACCGCGGCCTCCGCCTCCATTGCGATCTTGCCAAGCAACTGCACCACCTCGGGGCTGTGCAACACGCCGCGCATCACAGATGCGTTGAGGTCCATGCGGAACCCGTAGGCGCGCGCAGCCGGTACGTTGACCATCAGCCACCGACCGTCTTCCTGAGTTCGATCACCATGGGCGCACTCCACCCAGTCCACGGGTGGTCATACAGTGCGGGGTCGCCGTCGACTTCCCAGCCTGATACGCCGTTCACCACAACCTCATCACCGGTGCGCAGGTCGAAGCGCCCCTCAACGTACAGGGTCGGCTTTGTGATCGTGGTCTGGCGCAACACACCATCAACGATCTGGGAACCACTGGCAGAAGTTGGGGGCACAAACACCGCATCGAAAGTGAGCGCAGCACGCGCCTCACCGCTCTTGTTGTTCCACTCGTCAGTCACCACAACCTCAGCAGGCCGCGAGCACGGAACGGTGTACTTGAAGGGGCGCATCATGAGAGTTCATCCACGTCGTATGCCATCGGCACCGTGAACGCCGACTGCTGGAAGATCGAACGACGCTCCGCCTTCGTCAAGTACAGGTCGCCGGTGGGGTTCGCGTACTTCTGACGGAACGCAAATGGACCGGCTGACTGTTGGTCCTCTGCGACGCTCGGACCGTCATCGGCGCTGTCGATCATGGAACGCTTCACCATCGCGCACACGACCCGCTTGAGCGTCGAAGCGCGCGTCACTTGCAGAGCGGTGTCAGCGTCATCGACCACGTTTGCGGTCGGATACTCGGAAACAATGAGGTTGGAAGCATCACCAAGCAACGTTGTCGCCAACGTCTGCTCAGCGGTAGTGAGGGTGCGCCAACGCGCGGCCAAGTCTGCCTCATCGGCGAACGGAACCGGGATCAGCATCAGCGCACCCTCCTTACTCGTTAGGACAGGTCCGCGGGCAGGAGCACCGCGGCGGGGAACCGGGTGGCACTCGTAGCGTTGAGCGTGGTGATCGGGTTCGCGCCAACATAGCCGACACGGAACACCACACGAAGCGCCTTCGAGTCCTGCTGCATCAGGTTGACGATGACCTTGCCGTCAGCGTCAGAGATGACACCTTCCGAGAAGATGTTGAACGTGATGTCCTGACGGACACCAACGATGAACTTCGACCAGTCGGCCGCAAGCACGAGCGCCTCGGTGGCATCCCACGAACCGTTCAACACCTCGTTGAGCGGGTAACCGTAAAGGCCGGGGCCACCGTTGTCGCCGACGAGCGGGCCGTAAATCGGTTCACCCTGCGTTGAACGAAGACCACGGAGCGACCACTGCAAACCGGGACGCGACGCGAACCCGTTGACGCTGTAGCCGTCCTGTGCGACGAGTTCACCAAGCTTGGCAATGTCAACACCGATGTCGTCACCGTCACCAAGGTAGGCGACGTTTCCTGCGGCGATGGCACCGGGGATCATGGCGGGAGTCGTCCACGATGCGGGCTTCTGCGTGCCCCACATTGCGGCGGCGTCAAGCGTCTGACCGAGTGCCTGGCGAAGGTATGGCTGAACCTCAGCCCAGAGGGGAATCGAGGAGTCGTCGAAGAGGGCGTCCGGGATCACAACGATCGCGGCGAGTTCCTCAGCGGTGATGACCTGGTTCTCCCACTGCTGGTCAGTGGTCTGCTTGAGACCCGTGTCACCGTTGACCCAGTACGCCTGCGGCAGGACCGACAGGACAGGCTGGGACTTCGTCTTGGACGACATGGGAACTCGACGGGCACGCGACAGCATCACGGAGTCCTTGGGGGCCTCCTGGATGATTTCACGCGCGTACTCAATGGGGACGAGCGCCGAAGCGGTCCCCCGGTTGATGCTCGCATCGTAGGCGGTCATGGCGGGTGTTTCCTTTCAGTCTGAGTTACCCGCGAGCAGATGCTCGAAGGAAGTCATCTGCCGGCAGTGCGGCAGATGCGGGTTGCGTTCCCTGACCTGGGATCACAGGACCCGTAGGGGTTTTCTTCGATGCCTCAGTGGCGTAGGCGGTAACGAGTGCAGCGAACTTCGCGATGTCTTCCGCGCTGGAAGACTCCGGGCCTGCGAGAACTGCAACTGGAACGCTCGTGGTTGCTGCAACCTCAGCACGGTTCGCCCGAGCCTCAGCAGCAGTAGCACCCTTCTCGGCTTCGGCAAGACGCTTTGCCGCCTTCTCCTCCGCCGTCTTGTCCCTGTCTTCGATCTCCGTCAACTTCGCCGCGAGAACCTTGTAATCGGTCTCTGCCTTCGCGCGTGCTGCACGCTCAGCCTCGAGGGCCTTCTTACCGGCATCACCAAGGGTGTCTTCGGGCTTCGCGCCCTCCGCGACCGCAGGGGTGACTTCGGTAGTTGGTGCCTCTGTCGTAGTTGCCTCGCCACTCATGGACATTCCTTTCAAGAATGCGGCATCGCACCGCGTAAAACCGGCACCATCGCGGAACCGGAAGAATTAGGCCGCAACTTCGGCGGGCATCGGTATTGCTTCAACCTCGTACCGTCGCAATTCACCACCAGCGGCAATGGCAGGATCAATCCTCGGCGTCACACCCTCCCACGGTTCCACACAGACGAATCGGGCCTGTTGGCTCTCAAGCGCGCCTAGTTCGCGCAACCGATCAGTCGCAAACCGAAGTGCGTCTTCGTCCGAAACCTTAGGACCAAAGGTTAGGAGAACGGATAGTTTGGACACGAGATTCCTTTCAGGTCGCCGGTGTGAGGTTGTAGGTCTGACGAAGCTGTGCGAACTCGCCCTGATTGTCAGCAATGTACGTTTGTACTCTACCGCGATACGCATTCAGTTGCCTTTGTGCTGACGTCGCGTCGGCAGTTGGGTTACCTGCTGCGTCGCGAACCAAGGCACGATCCCGGAGTCCCTGCATTCGTGTCGACGCCTGGTATGCGATCGACGGCACCTGAACCGCATTCAGATCCCACGACGCTGCCACACCACAATCGCAGTGACCGTGCGCGCGAAACCCGACGCCCGCCTTGCTATACACGCCACCGCGGCCCACTAACATGAGGCAAAAATCGCAAGTGGGGCCACTGGGAATCCTGTGCCACCCTGACGCGAGTGGGTCACGATACGTGTTCTGCACGACCGTGTTTCTTGCCCCATCGACCGCGTACTGGGCCGCCTTCGACGCGATCGCACCGACCATTCCCGCGATGTCCGGGTTGGGGGTGAACAGCGTCCCCACCGCGCGCCGCACCGTGTCGTTGATCTGCGTGGTGAAATCCTGCGTCGTTCCCACGGCGGTGAAGTTGCCGCTCACACCGGCCGTGAGGCGCATGTCGTTGTACCAACCGGCTGCGAAGTCCGCCGCCGCACTCCCGTACTCCGCCACCAAGGTGCGTGTCAGCCTTGCCATCGCATCACGAATCTCAGCCGGGTTGGAGCCGTTCAACACAACCTCGTTGAGGAGCCCCGTCAACTGACCCTCGACCGTAGCGCGGATGCCCGCCGTGGCCTGAACGAACTCGAGTTGGTCAGTAGAGGCCGCCATCACGCACCACTAGGCATCATGGGTGCCATGGGCTTCGCGGCGGCAACAGGCATCTCCTGAGCATTCGGCTGTGCAGGCATCCCCTGGGCATCAGGAACGCCAGGGACAACGGGCGCCTTGGTGGCAAGTCCACTGAGTGACGTGAGGAGTGTGCGGTTGTTGGCACGGTTCTTGTCCGCGAGAAGCCGCTTAATCTCCGCACGTGAGAACCCGGCAAACTCAAGCGCCACCTCGGACTCACCCAACCACGGGAACACCTTCGACAGTTTCAGCAACGCATCAGCCGACGTTGCCGGTGACGTGAACGCCGGATTCACCCAGGAGGATGAGATTCCGCGCAGTTCACTCGACAGTTCCACACCATCACGCAAACGAATGGTCCTCTGCGCGATACGCTTGAGTGCCGACCCAAAGATCCGGTTCTGCCTGTTCGCCACCGACACGAGACGTCGATCCGCGGCATACTGAGCTTCCGCAGACGCGGGGTTCTCTGTGATGATGCCCAGGTTCGCTACAGGAACACCCGTCTCCCCGGAGAACTGGGTGGCGATCAACTTGTAGTGATCCACAAGCGGTTGCATCGTCATCTGCGGGAACTGACCCACCACGGGAAGCGTGTCATCCGCATTCTTCGTGAGCGCAAACCACCGGTCTATCGCCGCATTCCACTTGCCCTTGTTGAACGCAGTCTCAGCCACACCAAGCGCATACATGCGGGGTGCTGCGTAGAAGTCCGCCGAAATCTCTGTCCGCACGATCGACATGAGCGCACGATCCGTGATGTTCATCACCGCACGCGAGATCCGTGAACGACCGAAGGGGCGGCCAAGTTGCGGGTCAAACGACATCGGCTCAAC